GGGAGCACCTTGTGACTGAGAGGGAGCACCTTGTGACCGAGAGGGAGCACCTTGTGACTGAGAGGGAGCACCTTGTGACCGAGAGGGCGCACCTTGTGACCGAGAAGGATTTTTGGTTGAACTAACATGATTTTGTATTTTATCCATCAATATTGAATATATTTATTTATTTATAAATGAATTTTTATAAATAGACCTTATACATAACATTTCAGTCTACAACGGTCGTTCGGTCTTGATCCAACCAACAGAACGTTTTCCAATGCATATTAAAACTAAGAAACTAAACCTAGGTAATGTTTTAACGGTTTGGACAAACTGATCTATGTCGAGCTTAGTTGGAAAGTAATGGTCATATATTCTTTTAATATATCCAACCTGATGATTTGACGACATATGAACGATATCTACATTACGCCTAAATTCTGGTGCCAATGTAGTATACTGTTGAACGACCACGATCGAAATGTTATGATCTCGACCGTTCATAGATAAATCTTTCATTTTATCATTATCTATAAACGAACTGATTGAAATACAATCGTCCTCAAAAATAAACAGCGAGTGTTGACTGTGATCCATCACAGCTAAAATACTATCAAGTTCTGAGAATCGATATTTATGATCGGTAATGGTATAGTAATCTGATCCACTGGTAAATACATAAATGTTTTCTTTTTTGATCTTGTGTTGCAATTGACGGTAAATTTCTTTGATAATTAGAACGGTTTTCCCAGACGCTCTTTTACCGATGACAACCGTAGTCTTATCCGGATAAGTTTCCTCTGTACTAACCAGATAAGGAATCTTAATTAAATCCTCTTTGGCGTCCATGTGTACATACGCTTATGTTTATATATTTAAGTGATTTGAACGCATCTAATTATTTGACCAAATTGAAAAAATTGATTTGATAATATAAATAATTTATGTAATATTAACATAATAAATGGCTGAATCTGACGATTGGACAGTTGTATCTGGCAAAAAGAAGAAAAATATGATTGAATACCAATCGACTAATGCTACCGAACCAGTTCAAATCCACCCTCTCAATGATTCGTGGGTGTTCTGGTTTCATGATATGAATAACGAAAATTGGGGTTTATCCAGTTATGAAAAATTATTCACTTTCCGTACGGTCGAAGATTTTCATATTCTGTTCAACAATGTCACCAACGTGATTAATGGGATGTATTATTTGATGAGAGAGGGAAGTCCACCAATCTGGGATCATGAAAAAAATTTGGGAGGAGCGGGATGGACTTTTCGAATTGATAAAAAATTTGTGCGTGATTTTTGGGAAAAAATTGCGGGGTATTGTGTTAGCGAAACTCTGTCGTCACGCCCAGGCAATATAATTGGCGTGTCAATTAGTCCCAAAATTAGATTTGCGACGATCCGTGTTTGGACCAAAAATAACGATCGGAACCCAATCGAATTCGATACTATCCATAAGGAAACCCAAGGTGACATTAATTTCGGTAATGCACGGTTTACTCTTAATGTTGACGCAGCTAAGTAAAATTGTAAATTTTACCCAAAGTTTTAATTTAATCCAAACCCAAAGTTCAAAACTTTGGGTTTGGATTAAATTGATTTTGATTCACAAATTACAAAACCTAACATGAAACTGGCTATCAGAAATCCTAATTTTGGTGTTTATAATAAGAGAGACATGAATTGTTTATCCTACCCAAAGAATAAAATGGTGTTGTCGTCAGTGAAATTATTCAAATTTAAAATTTATCGATTCAGTTTGAAGACAAAATCGAGTGCTTCATCAGAACAAAAGTCAGTCAGATCAACCTCCTCCGTGACGGCAATATCTGTCTTTGGTTTAGCCAAATCTTGTTTGGGTATCACTTGCTTTTTGATTTTTTCCACATCTAATGCAATTTTGAAGGAATTGGTCCCAGTCGGAATGAACTGTCCAAACATGATGTTACCGCTGACACCTGTCATGTTATCAACTTCGTTGAAGATTGACGCGTTGGTCAATTGAGCCGTGGTTTCCTCGAACGAAGCACGATGAAGAGGTCCACTATCAGTCTTGTTGACACCGTGACGATCGACTGAGACTAGAGTCCCTTGATTGGTCATCACGTCTACGAGTAGGCTAATATGACGTTCCTGAATGTATGTTTCGTTGTATTCCAACAGTTGTGCAATTTCGGTAATAATACATTTGCGTGCTGCCTCGACTCCATACAATTCATAAATTTCCCAGACATCATTCGACACCGTTTTGTAGATATCAATATTGGGCAGACATAATACCTTGATTAGATTAGTCCCATTGGTTTCCAAGATGTACCGTAGATTGTTATAGTTTTTAGTGGCGTCCTCATATAACTCCTTGCTATCGTACGGAGATACGATCACACCGTTGGGTAGGGAGATCTCCTTTTTATAGGTGTTAGGAAGGCATTTGTCGACCCCTGCGATACCCTTGATTTCTGTGGCCAATAATTTAGTCTCGAGTTCACGTAGATAGTTAATTGGGTCATCCACATCACTTTTCTCAATCTTAATGCGGCAAATCAATTTCTGTGCATTGTCGTCGCTAACAATCACCTTATTCATGATCTTCCTACCACTATCACCAAGTTCTTTGGTCAAGCAATTCTCGATCACGTACATTGGAATATGCTTCCGCATGATCATCTCGCGATCGAATTCCATTCGAATCAACCAACGGTAGTTAGCCGTATCCCGTTCCTCCTCTGGTAACAAGTCATAATAACTGTCGATAAACTCTTGGTCGTCGGACACACACGTGACAAAATCGTTGTCATCGTAGTAGATTTCAGTCCTGACCAGTAGGTCGCGCAAAATAGTATACTCGATATCGGCTCCGATTTTGCCTAGTCGGTCACTATTGATTTCCTTGGACAGATGCGACGCACGTTGATCAAAATAGTCTTGGTAGATATGGATGCTCATTGAAGGGGTTTTGGGTTTCCTCGACAATCCCAATAGTTCTTTCAACCGTGGCGTACCACGGGCAATGTTGGCCTTAGAACCTTGCCCAGTGTAATGGAAAGTATTCAACGCCATCTGGGTGGTTGGCTCACCCAGAGACTGTGCTCCTTGGATCCCCACATTATCACCAGGGTTAACCAATGATTTCAAGAAGGTGGCGTACACTGTTTCGATCAATGAATCGAAGGCGACACGATTGAACTTGTATTCGTAGATCAAGACCTTGGATGACAAATAAATAGCCATTAATGAATTCATCAGAATGGTTGACACATAATTAATTGACTCGATTGGGTCAACCACCATTTTTTCTCTCAATCCCGCAACTTGGTTGGCGACGTAAATTGGGTCTAGATCGGCGATCACTTCTTGGGATAGGTTGAAGCGATTCGATGTGTTGAGTATCATCCGCTTGAAATTGATCGGCGCTTTAACATCAGGTTCAACGTATGAAGCGGGAACGTTGATTTTCAAGTATTTATGATAGTCCAAAATCTGCTTAAATTCGTTCTCAATCTGAGTATATCCACCTTGTTGGTGGAATGAACGGTATGCTTCTGGTGTTAATGAAGCTTTTAACCGTTCGTCATCGTTCTCCAGATGTTTGAACTTGGAGACCATTCGATCCATATTATAATTGATGAAATACATGTTTTGTGATTCCATATAACATGCGTCGAACCCATCATTACCGTAAACCGTCTGAATCAACATGTTATTGGCATTTCGTACGGTTCCATCATAACAGATACGAAGGTCTTCCATGATTTTGACCAATTTACGTTGAATATACCCAGTTTCTGCAGTTTTAATAGCCTTGGTAATAATACCGATGCGTCCTTCTTGTGCGTGGTAGAAGTACTCGATCGGATTGAATCCAGTCATGAACGAGTTTTCGATGAACCCATGCGATTCAGGACGTAGGTCATCCTTGTAGAAATGTGGCATGGTGCGTCGGTAGAGTTGATTTTCGATCCAGTTACCCTCGATTTCTTGTTGTCCAACCATTGACATAATGTTGGAAATGTTGGTTTTATTACCCTTAGAACCACAAGTGACCATGACTCCGATTTGATTGGTGGAACTGATGTTTTTCTCTGTTAGTTCTTCAATTTCTTTTCGGCACTTGTTCATCAACACTATCATATTCTTGGGGAAATCACGTTTATAGGTGTATGGGTCATTGCCCTTAGGAATCTCACCTAATTTGGCGTTCTGAATAGTGTCACTGGCTGTGCCTTTATACTGTTTGATCAGGGCTTGGACCTTATCTAATTCACTGGTCGGTATGATACAATCACTGATCCCACAACTGAATCCCTGCATTTGGAGCCAAGTATTGGCAGTGAATGATAGGTTGTTAAATAGGTCCTTAGTGGCGTTAGGACCAAAATCGTTCCATGTAATATGGAATAAACTGTTGTTCTTCTTGCCTACGGTAGTGCTGTCCAAGATTCCTGACAACATTTGGCCACCCATAATTTCCACGTTACCCTTCTTGTAGGCAATTTGAGGCAAGAACATACTCATCAATTGCTGAGCCGTCCACCGAGGGTTGTTGGGTAGATGGGCAGGTAAATTTTCGCTATAGTTAGATGTCGAACAAATCAGTCGCATCATTTCTTCTAAGGTAATCTTTGTACATTGACTTAATAAATAAATTCCTAACAAACTGTCTTGTACCAGTCCCATTACTGGTTTACTGGCTTGAGGACTGACAATTTGCGTGGGAACTGAGGTTAAATATTTTAATTCTGCTACACTTTCTAGTGTGCTGGGGACGTGCATGTTCATCTCATCCGATGAGTCCCCATACTTTCATATGGGGTCGGACTGTATCTTAAGCCATCTCTGGTTGACTAAACCATCATTGATGACCGACACCCGTTCAGTCTCTGAAGGTGTACCCTTGACTTAGTCGAGGAGAACACAGGTTCTCCATAATCTCTTGCTCATAGGTGAAGAGATAAGATGAAACATAGAGTTTCATCTGTCATTAGGTACTAATTCCCTGCGGATTGCCCAATCCTTAACATTATTACCATACTCGAGTTCCATTCTCGACCATCAATCGTCTTTCAACGATTAACTTGGTAGTTAAGGCTCTAAGGGGATTCCCGCATCAAGGTGTCTCGCCCAGTGAAATTAATTGTTGATCATATTCTACTAAATATGTTGTCAGTTCTTCATCATCTAATTGATTTTCTTCGAAATATTTTTTGAGCATCGTTTTGTGTCGAATAATTTGTGCGTGATCAAGTTTATCGCTTTTCTCGTGACGGTTTATACCACTATTTAATGGTGATAGGTTTTTCCAATCAAAACACAGATCGATGTGTTGTTGATTGTTCAAATCCCATCTGGCAATTGGAATCACGTGATCGATATCCCATACTGTTCCATGGTTGTCCCATGACATACCGTCAATGAAGTTGTATTCGAGCCAATTAGCTACCTGTTCAAAACTGGTTCCGATGTAATCTCTAGTCGAAGAGATTTTGCTAATTGATAATTGTAGTCGACGTTTCAGTGAGTGATGAATTCTGAAACATTTATCTTCATCATATCGACTAGTAAATTTTGCTCGAACATGCTCCTTATTACGTTGATACCAATCTGCTTGTAGTTTATGGGCTCGGTCAAGATTATTTTCCCACCACGTTTGGCGTACATCGTGATTATCACGATTGTATTCACGACCATATTTCCGTTCACAATCTAGGCATTCACCCCGATTGATTCGAAAATCGCCAACTGTTTTATCTTGACCGCATCCTGAACAAAATTTTTTTTGTGATCTTAGATTGGGATCTTTCATTATTTCTTTTTCCTTTTTACTTGATCGCTCGTTTCGCTCGCGTTGGTTTGCTTTGACACATTCTTTGCATTTTCCACCATGTGCATAGTAGTCTATGAGTGGTTTCTCACTATTACATTGCGTGCATTTTTTAATATCACATACTGGTGGAATGGGTGTCTTGAGTTTAATCAAGATCTTCGGTTTGCTCATTTTTTTATTAGATGATTATGATCTGATCTATGAAATCAATTTTTTTGATCAACAATTTTTTCCAGAGAACTAGGTGGTTATATGTAAAGAAGTTTGATACTCTTTAGTTAAGTTTACAATGATTCTCCCTAATAGGTGACTTAACAACCTATTAGGCATCCACCTGTTAACAGCAATATTCGGATTTTTTGAAATCCGCATTTTAACCGTCGAAATCAGCATTATAGGGTGCACATACGTTAACATTGAGACGGAAGGTGTTTCCGTCGAGTACTTTAACTCGATGAGACATCATACTCATCTTGTGAAGCGATGGTTGTCGGTTGAACAAGACCCAATCGCCATCCAATAGGTGTCGATAGACAATATCACCTGGTTGGAGGACCATTTTATCGCGATCTTCAGAGATTTGTAGGTTAATTCGGTTCTTGTCGGTCGAGCGTTTGAGACCCTTGGCACCAGGGTAAATTAATGGTCCATTACGAACCAATTGGGTCATTTGGGCCACATTGAACTGAGTAACTAATTCTGGGTAAGTTAAATTGACGGCAACCCTGCGCGGAACACCTAATTGTTCCAATGAGAGGTACGGATCAGCGGTAATGACTGAACGCGCCGATCCGTCAACACGTTTACCCATTAAATTGCCACGAACACGGCCTTCTTTAGCTTTGACCCTTTGACGAATTGTTTTCAGAGGTCGACCCGATCGTTGTTGGGCTGGAGGTAGGTGGGAAATTTCATTATCAATGTAGGTCGCTACATGATACTGAACCAAGGTCCAACAATCATCAATAAATCCTTGTTTGACATCCTTCTCTGCGATTTTGATTCTCAATTGATTATTGAACTTGATGATGTCGTTGAGTTTTCGAGTCAAATCGTCTTCGGCAGTAGTTCCCTCATCTCTCTTGACGGACGGACGCATTGCTGGGGGAGGTACTGGCATAATTGTCCAAATCATCCATTCAGGACGAGAGAGTTTGGGGTCTAGACCAATCAGTTCGACATCCTCATCACTGATGTTCTTAAAGATCGTCAGAATCATCTCTGGATTGATAATTTGAGTTGGTTTACCATCCCCCTTAGAACGAGAGTAGGAATACACGATTCGAATGATCCCATTTTTATCTTTACTATATTTAGGTTGATCGGCACCACAATTGGGACAACTTTTGGTTTTCAACGCCAAATTCTCCACGTAAACGAACCGACCTTTTCCACTCTTGGAAGTGATTTCCTCTTGGATTCGTGGATCGTACTTATCCACGAGAATCGATGAGCACCGATTACAGTAACAACCTAACAATTTGATAATTGTCACGTAATATTGGTACTGAATCACTGGTTTGGCCAAGACCAGATAGCCAAAATGCCCCGGGCAATCCTTGTATGTGTATCCACAAGTTGGACAAATTTGACCGCGCTCGATCGGTCCCAACCGTTCATCCATTAGTGTCCCTTCCCGATTTTTCAAATTGGTAATGTGTTTATATATTTCACAAACCGCCTTCTTTTTGATTCTGTCTGGACTTAGGATACCAAACGTAACCCTTTTAACTTGTCCAACATCTTCTCCATAATCAAAATCGGAGACAGGCATTGTTTTTATATATATAATAGGAATATTATTTGCGAATCAATTTTTTAATATTGTTCTAAATAAAAATATTAATCGTTCGATAATATAATGAAAACGACATTAATTGACTCACAAGGGTATGGATATCAGATATACGTGTCTGGTGATGACCTTCATTTAGTTAAATTTGAACCTAACATGGACGATCACCCGATCTACGATCACCCGATCTACGATCACCCGATCTACGATCACCAATGGACGATCGCACATACTTGCCGTTTAAAACCATATATAAAGATCGACTTGTATGGTCATCTCTACATCATGTATGTGAATCAGAACTCTTTAATGTTATTAAAAATCAATTCATTGGGTAATTTAGATTGGGTTCGGTGTCAACCAATTCAACTATCGGGTACCGCTGAGCCTACCGCTGAGCCTACCGCTGAGCCTACCGCTGAGCCTACCGCTGAGCCCACTTGTGTAATAGACCAATTCAACCAGATTGCTATTAATTTCAAGAATACCATATACCGCTTTACTCATCAAGGTGAATTGTTTTCTACAATACATATGGAAATGTCTACCTATTTGACACCGTATGGTTGGTACTCGATTGACCATCAGTCTCAATTACACCTTTATGATTGGTCTGGTAGTCAAAAATGGATGGTTGAGATACATAATCAGTTGTATCAGGTGGAATCTGACACTAACCACAATAGTTATTTATTTTTCTCCAAAGAAATCCATAAGTTAGATCTTAACGGTAATCGATCATGGATTTATCCATATTACCGACAAACTAGGGTATCTGGTGATAGGGTATCTGGTGATAGGGTATCTGGTGATAGGGTATCTGGTGATAGGGTATCTGGTGATAGGGTATCTGG